CTCTTAGATTTTCTCTTAGATTTTTTTGCTGGTTTTCTCTTAGATTTTCTCTTAGATTTTTTTGCTGGTTTTCTCTTAGATTTTCTCTTAGATTTTCTCTTAGATTTTTTTGCTGGTTTTCTCTTATATTTTCTCTTAGATTTTCTCTTAGATTTTTTAGCTGGTTTTCTCTTAGATTTTCTCTTAGATTTTTTAGCTGGTTTTCTCTTAGATTTTCTCTTAGATTTTTTAGCTGATTTTCTCTTAGATTTTCTCTTGGGCATAATTCTTTTTCTTGGATTTTTAATTTTAGCAGAACACCTTCTTTTAATTTCAGCTTTTGTTAATTCACCAGCTGTTTTTGGTGTTCTAGAATTGATTCTGTATCTAGGTCTACAATAAGGATAATTACTCCACGATGACTTTTTTCTACCACAAGAAACAATTTTTGGAAGTTTACAAACATTTATCCATTGTTCATTATGCCATCTTTTTATACCTGAATTTTTTGGTTTTTTACCTCTATAGCGACCTCCTTTAGCTTTATATTCTTTAACTAAAAGAGAACTACCGTAAGCACTAGGCCACACGTCTAGTTTTCGTTTTAATTTGTTTTTTATACGGTTATAAAGAGCTTTGTCAATGGGTTCTGATTTTGACATTTTATAATTTATATTTAAAAATATTTTAAAAATGATTTTTTAAAATATTTTTAAAATATGATGTATTATATATTATTGAAATGACAGAATTCATAAATTGTTGTGTTTGTTTTTCCGATATTAGTTCAAATCATTTTGAACGTAAATGGAGCTGTTTTCATGAAAATATGAAATGTTGTAAAGAGTGTTCTGATAAAATAGACTTTTGTCCAGTTTGTAGAAACACTAATGAATACTTTGAGTTATTAGAAAGATATAAACATATTCCAGATATAACAAATTCACATTTATCTCTTTATTATGATGATAGTTGTATAAGATCTCGTCATAATATCTCAATTAAGAAACCATATGGAGTTTTAATATTATGTAATGATTGTAAAAGTATAAAATGTTATAACTATAGAAAAAAATATTAAAATGATTTTTATTTTGATTTATATTAAATTATAAATCAAAATGTCAGAAACAAACAATAAAGCGACTAATTCAAATGATTGTCCTCCAACAGATATTATTTTTATTCTAGATGAATCTGGCTCTATGTTTACTATGGAAGAAGAAGCAAAACAGGCTATAAATTCATTTATAAAAGATCAGAAAGATGTAGATCCAGAAAATTCTACATTTACACTATGGAAGTTTAGTAATAATGTTAAATGTGTTTATGATGATGTACCTTTGTCTAGTTTAGAAGAGTTTACAGATTTTACACCTAATGGATTAACAGCTTTGTTTGATGGTATAGGTAATGCTATTACAACAAAATTAAGCAAGAAAAAGAATACAGATGTTATTTGTGTTATTCTTACTGATGGAGATGAAAACGCAAGTCAAGAGTATAATTCAGATACTATCAAAAATATGATTAAAGATATGGAAAACAAGTACCATTGGAAGTTTATATTTTTAGGAGCAAATCAAGATAGTTTTACTACTGGGTCTGGGTATGGTATTAATAGACAGAGATGTGCTAATTTTTCATCTGACAATACTGATTACAATAATGTTTCTCATATTTCAGGTACAGTTTCTAATGTAGTTCGTGCTGTAAGAGTTAGAGGGATTAGAAACACACAAGAGCATGATTATAATTTTTAAGTATTTAATATTTAATATTTTCTAGTAAAATATTAAATAAGTAAAATATGGCTAGTGAAATATTTGAAAATGACGACGATATTTATATGAGTGAAGCGTTTTATACTGGATTATGTATTGATGTAAAAAATAATTTTGAAATATTACATGAGTTTAAACTTCAAAATCTAAATACTTTTAGTAAACGATGCACAGAACTTTCTTTAGGCGTGCAACAGAATTCTGTTGTTGACTCTTTAGGCGTACAACAGAATTTTATTGTTGACAATATATTTCCAAATAATAAAAAAGGAAATGAAACAGTGCGCGGAATTATAATAGTAATACCTGCTTCTAGAATAAATGATTATATGAATAATAACAACGAAATAAATTTAAATTTAAATATAATGAATAAGGGGTTTAAACCATTATCGGATGATTTTAAAAATGGTAAAATCTATAATGAGTCTCTAGGACATTGTTATTTTACATGGGATAAGAAACAAAATATATGTGGTATTTGGGATGTTTGTCTTCACAAACCTACCGGTAAAGGACTTGGTTCAAAACTAATGGAAGCTATTTTAGACGTTTTATCAGCTAATTTACCTGATGATACCATTTTATGGTTAGGTGTAGACATGCGTAACAAGAATTTTTATGCAGTAGTGTCTTTATATGCTAAATTTGGGTTCAAATCTCCTTTAATTTCTCATACAGATCCATTTGGTAATAATTGGATCGAAACTTTACCATATGGTTTTATTTCTATGAGACGTGATAATGATTATATCGATCCTTTAGATATCAACCGTGAAAACGTTTTAACACATATTAAATATATAAGAAGAAATTTTATCACCATAAATAATATCAGTAATAATATTATCGATATTGATAATGATGATACTTTTATGGATGATAAACGCTTATCATGTAATTTAAATATGAGATTTAATAAATCATTCGCTAAATGGTTGAAAAGATTATCATTAGCATCATCTTCACTAAATAAAGACGGAACAGTAACTCAAAAGGAAATATCATCATCATTTTTTCTTGATAATCCTAAAGAAAATTTCAATGGAGAAATAATATGGGAAATCATAAGAGATAAAAAAGGTGAGAAAACATTTGGAGAAGAAGAAGGAGTGAATATTAAACAAGCTAGATACAATTTCCACACCCATCCTAGAGAGGCTTATTTATCACACAATGTTAAAATTGGATTTCCTTCTGGAACAGACTACTCTTCAATTCTTATGATGTCATTATACAATGAAATAAAAACGATCTTTCATTGTGTTATAACTATAGAAGGTATATATACAATTTCAATCGCAGAATTTTGGATAGATAATTTTACAAAATTACAAAAGATTATTCGTGATATTGGTGTTCAAAAAATACAAGATATTATTAAGAACGAATTTAACATTAAGAAAGAATTTCCAAACAATATTAATACTGAACAAGCTGGTAAGATATATTCTGACTATACAAATAATAAAAAGATTATTCATGATAAAAATGGAGATAGTTATCCTATATTTCATGTTTCGTTTAACACTTGGGATGATATTATTAACGGACAAGTGATATCTATATATTATCCCTCATTATATAGTCAGTGTTTTATTAAACATAAAAGAATTAAAGAATTTGAAAATTTACAGGGTATACAACAACATAATGACTATGAATTACTACCACCTTATAACGATGAAGATGAAGATAATGAAGATGATGAAGATGATGATGAATTACAACCTTATGACGATGAATTATCAGATAATGACGATGAAGATGAAGATAATGAAGATGATGAAGATGATGATGAATTACAACCTTATGACGATGAATTATCAGATAATGACGATTGGTGAATGACGATGATGAGACAATTCAAATTCTGACGAATATGCGAATAAAATAACAATCCTATATAAATTTATAAAAATATATAGTCAATACTATATATTTTTTATCTGTTTCCGGTCGCTTAGATCCTATCTAAATATTTTCATTGTCATAATATTCATTTTCATACACATTATAATCCGGACTGTAATTATTTTCAAGCCATCTAATATAATCAGGATCCTCATTCATTTGAGTAAAAAACTCTTCTTCTTCTTGTTCCTTAATCTCATCAAGTATAGACTGTCCTGTTATATTAGACAAAAACTCATAATGAATATCATCCTTTATTTTATCAGATCCAGTATGATACTTCTTTATATGCTCGCCTAGATCATATATATCTAGATTTTGAGCAACAAGTTGCCATATATCTAATGGAACAGAGCTGTAGTAGGAACTAAGTTCTACAGAAAATATATTTCTTGCAATTTTTTCCAAATCTTTCGTTTGAACACTCATACTCATCAATTGAACTTTGCTTTAGGTATAAATGTACAATTCAAATACATTTAATTATAAATCATTTTATAATTAAATCTTTTCACTTTTTGTTTAAGAAAACATCTCTTTTAAATTTTTCCATTTTGTATTTAGTTTTTCATAATCTTTTTGTGTTTTTTGTAGTTTTTCTTCTACATCGCTTTTTTCCTTTTTTACTTCTACAATTTCTGATGATAACTTTTCATTTTCTTTTGTTTTCTCTTCTATAACATCAAATAGTTTATTCAATTTTTCTTGTAAAACCATTAAAATTGTTTCTTCTACCTCTTCTCTCAACTTTCCAATAGGTGATTCAAAATGCTTTTTCATCTCTTTTTTATCCTCTTCAATTTTATCTTTATGTTCTCTTACCACTTCTTCTTTTACTACTTCTTCTTTTACTACTTCTTCTCTTTTTTCTACTATTACTACACTTCGTCCTCTTTTATCTTCATCATCTCCAGATGGTTCGGAAGACTCTTTGGTAGCTACTTCTTCATTCTCTTCATTCTCTTCATCTTCTGATTCATCACCACTATCAGATTCACCATCGTCGTCGTCACTATCAGATTCAGTAGACTCTTCATTAGTTTGTTCAGTCTTTTTAACAGGTTCAACATCATGATTAGATCTTACAAGGTCTCTAATCATTTCAGAACCATTATCTTCTTCTTCACTTTCATATTCACTTGCTGAACTCTCTACTAACGCTGGATCGATAGTATACTTCCATAAATTAGCTAAACGGAGAGCCTCTTCGTCAAACGGTATATACTCTTTTGTTTTAAGATCTATTCTTCCTACTACTACGCGTTCCTTTTTTGATTTAAACATTAAACCAGTGATTTTATGCCAAGGTTTTTGATGTGTCTTATTTAAGGTTAGTTTTTTAGTATTTTCTGATATTAAAGTCTCGGTTTCTGTACTCATGGTATAATTACGCTGTTTTATAATAAAAAACTATCTTTTAGATAATAATAAAAATAAAGTCTAAGATTTAATCCTTTATTTATAAATGATAAGTAGTATACAAAAAATACCAGTGTTTACTGACGGATTTTTTAACATAAGCTCTGAATATGGATTTTTACCTATGATAGACCCAATGATCAAACTTCCAAAAAAATATACAAAAATACAAGACATTTTAGACTCTTTTCCTTCATATTTAACAGATACTAAAAAAGATAAATTAAAATCAAAAATAGATAATTTACCAAATTTTACTACTGATATTAAATTAGATGTAAGTAGTTATAACATCTATAAAACCAAAAACTTTATAAATTCTATAAAAGATATATCTTTAGAAGATATATTAAATTCCTCAGACAAAGACACATCTATAAATTCTACTTCTGAATTTGAATTAGAAATTGACGAAATCATGGCAGCATTATATAAAAAATCTGAAATCGTAGCCCTTTATAGAAGTTACTGCTTTTTAGCTAGTGGTTACCTTCTTTATCCGGCTCATGTCCATTTTAAGAAAACAGGACACTATGGAATAGCTAGAGACACTCTACCTATTCAAATATCACAACCATTATTGTTTTTAGCTGACGAATTAGAAGTAAAACCTTGGTTAGAATATAGCTATGGTTACTCTTTAGGAAATTATGTAAAAAATAATATTAACCGTTACACTTCTCAAAAAGATGTTTCTAAAACTAAGGAATACCTCTTAGAAGACATGAGTAATAAAACTGATTCGGATTTTGATTATAAAAATTTATCAATGGCTAACTGCTTTAGCGGTACAACAGATGAAACCGGTTTTATAATGGTACACGTTGACATAAATCAACACACCCCTTCTCTCATTAAAAATTGCAATAATATCCTTAATTACATAGACACTACATACAATTGCGTAAATAACATAAACGAATCCTTATCTGTTATTTACGATGTCATCAGAAATATTAATAATAGTAGAAGAAGTATGTGGGAAGCTAGTAGGTATAGTAGATATAATGATTTCAGAGTCTATATCATGGGTATAACAGGAAACGAATCGATATTTCCAAACGGTGTAAAATATGAACCTGAAAATACTCCAAGATTTTATAGAGGTCAAAGTGGTAGTCAAGATAGTATTATTCCTTTTTTGGATAACTTTTTTAGAGTTTGTGACTTTTATCCTAAAAATGAACTTACTGATTATTTAATGGATATGAGAGACTATCGTCCTAAACCTTTTAGAGATCTATTATCTTGGGTATACGAAAATAATCAAGATATTATAGATAAATTATTGGATACAGGCGATGAAAGAACTTCAGAAATACTTCTCAAAATTTATAAGGAAATTTATAACTTTAGAAACGGTCACTGGCAATTTGTTCAAAAATATATTATGGCTCAAACAAAATACCCAAAAGCTACAGGTGGTACCGGTATAATTAGTTGGTTACCTAATCAGATAAAAGCTACTATAGACGCCATGGAAAGTGTTTTGATAAGAAGTGAAGAAAAATACAAAAAAGGTTTGATTTTATTGATTTTAGGTGAACATAGAAGAGATATTTGTAAAATGCTAGAACTTTATGATAGACAAATGAAAATTCTTCATAATAGAGAAATAATAGTTGATGGAAAAGGTAACGTAATAAAGGAAGATTATGACGAAAAGAAAATTTACAATCTAAACAAACAATTTGATCAAAACGATATCTAAATTTTAAATTTTTACCTATAAAAATTTAAAATCTAAAAAATAGTTTATAGCTTTTATACAATTCTTACTCAACTCTATCCTATTAGCTTTAACTAAATCATATAAACACTCTATACTTACCCATCCTATACCGTTAACATCATTTCCTTCTATATGATCCTGAACTACACACTCACACTCGTCCATCTCTAAATAATAGTATATACTTTGATTCTTAATAAAAGCTCGACTAAAATCTTTCTCATCAACATCTAATCCAGTCTCTTCTTTCACTTCTCTCACAGCACATATTCTTTCAGACTCTCCTATTTCTAAAGTACCTTTAGGAGGTCCCCAATACTGTCCTCTAGACTGTACTAACAGTATTTTGCTTTGATTAGGATCATAGATAAAAACTCCTGCTTTTTTATATCTATTTTTACTATAAAAAACAGGTTCTTTTTTATATGGATTTATCTGTAGTTTACAGCACCCATTATTACATGAATATATATTATTATCTCCCATAATAACCTGTTAGGTTTGGTTTATAATATATATTAATATATTTAAATACTAAATTTCATCCGAAGATACTAAATGATGGACCGTTAACTTAGTTTTTCTTCCTATTCTATTAGCTCTTCCTATTATTTGCGTAATCGTATCATTATCCATCTTATGATACAAAACTATATCTGTAGACTCTTGTAAATTTATACCAGATCCATTATTCATACTGTTTAAAAATAATACTTTTATATACCCTTTTTTAAACGCATTTATCGTCTTTTCTCTAGCCGTGGCTATTCCTTTAATCTCTCCATAACTTATATTTTTATTCTGTAAAAATATTCTTATTGTATCAAACGTTCTATCATACGCTGAAAATATAATAACCTTTTTATGCGGTGACGCATTAATTATATTCTCTATACATCCAAATTTGGTTATTCTACCCGGCTCTTCACATACTGGTTGACAAACTCTGTTATTAGAATCTCCCTTCTTTTTAATATAAACTATATCCTCTTTTTTTACCGATGATCTACATATAGGACACGATTTATGCTCCTCAAACCAATGAAGTATACACTTTCCACACATTATGTTTTGACAATTACTCTCCATTACAGGATTCTCTATTTGATCATAACATATACTACAATCTCCTACCAAAACTTCATTAAATCTCTTTTCTAATTCATCTAATTGTCCATTTAATCTATCTATCTTTCTTTGTTGCTTATTCGCTAACTCCGTTTTTCCCAAAGTTTTATAAAGTTCTTTAAACTCTTTCAACGTAGCTATTTCTATTTCTTTCTTGTTTTTTATCAACTCTACAACATTATCCGTCTTTTGTCCTCCTAATAATTTAACCGCTTCTTCTATATTTCCTCCTGATATCATTTGCGATATCTTATCATCTATTAACCCTCTTATCGTATTAAATAAGGCATCATAACAGTCATAATACTTATGTATAGTTTCAGGCATATTAAATGATTTTTGTACGTTTTCTAAACTGTTTTTCACCGTAAAACTTCTAAATACATCGGTTCCTAAATATCCAACACCTTGTAAAACTTCTGCCATCATACCATTCGTGTTTTTATGCAAATCGTAGATAAGTTTTGGTGTAGCTGTTATAAACCATGTAAATCCTGCTTTAATAGGTACCATGTTGGGTATTCTAATATGTCCAGGTTCATCAAATATAAATCTTTTCCATGCATAATTTTGAAATCTAGATGCAAACGTATTATACATTGTATGCGTCGTAATAATAACATCATAAAGTAAAGGATCTATATCTAAAGCAACTTTTCTAGTACTAATTGTACCTACTTCTAAATCATCGGTATGTTCAAACTCCATTTTCCATTGCCTCAAAATTGACTGATTTGTTACTATAACTGTACAATCTATCTTACTATACTCTTTGAAAGATTCTACCATAAATCTACCTTGGGAAAATATATCATAGTTTATTTTTTTATACTTTTCTTTTAGATTCCACTTCATCTTGTTTCTCAAAATAAGCGCTACCATCGATAATGTCTTTCCATATCCTGTAGGATCTGCATTTATACCAAATGTACTATTTACCTTTATATTGTAATCAATTTGTACTTCTTTACTCTTCTCTAATTTTTCCATTTTGTAGATACTATACAATTGATGATCGTATAAATTTATATTTAAATTTTTTGGTTGAACTATCATCTCTAATTTGTTATTTTTATTATCGTTATTCGACATCTTATTTATTATAAGAATTTATATTTTAGGTATTATTATTTAAGTTATATTACTTCTAAAATGTAAATATTATATCTTTGATAACTATAAAAACTTATATTTCTAGTTATCAAAGATTCTTCTCAAATAATAAAATATATTTACTTAAAAATTTATTTATACTTATAAAAATGGCAAAGAAACATAGAGAAAAGAGACTCACTTATTACCTTTACATCTTAAATTTAGAAAAAAATAATTGGAAAAATAATTAGAGTATTTTTTGATAATTATCTCCTTTCAATTTCATAGCGCTATATACATGGTCTTTCATAAGTGTCTTCTCTTTATTAACGTTTTTAACAGATATAGAGCTTTTAATAATATCATCTAATTCATATGAGATAATATCATTCACTATTTCTATTGTATCTTTATTCATAATTTGTATTCCGCTTCTCCTCGCTAACTTCACTATAGATCCTTTGGATATTTGTTCATTTGTATCGCTAAATTTATTATTTTCATTCATGATTGATATTTATTTAATATTATTATAAACTTTAAATATTCATTATATTGTTATAATGAATATTTTAAAATATAGATATAATAATCTAATGATTATATATTATTATATTTACTTATTTAAAAGAATATTTATTAAATATAACATATTTAACTATGAGTACTGAGAATATACCTACCTTAAAAAATGAAATTGAAGATCCCTTTCCGCCCGCACAGCGGCCTTCAATGAGTGGGACAGAGTCCCACGAATCGCAAGTCGACCTTGCTCCTGAAGATACTATACTAAAAAGATCTTCAAGAGAATTGGAATCTTATATTCTTCAAATCCTTAAAAATATTTCTCCAGATAACTCCATGAAAAATAGCGCAAAATTTCAATTCAACTCCATTTTGAAAAATTTATCTCAAAGTTTATCTGAAAAAATTTTATTTTTAAATACAAACTCTTCCACAAAAACTATCGACACAAAAACTGTAAAAAATACTATCCAAATTATCTCTACACAAGACTTTTTTGAAAAAATTGACTCTTTTTCTACTTCTATTTTACAAAATTTTAATAATAATAAATCTCCTGATCAAAAAAAATTTATTTCTCGTCAAAAGAAAGCTGATATCGTATTTCCTCCTTCTTTTTTTGAAAAAATTATAAGAAAACACTCCTCAAAAACTCACATCAATAAAGAAGCTCCCATCTATATTGCAGCTTTTATGGAATTTTTATGCAAAGATATTCTCTTAATCTCTTCTCAAATATGCTCCGAAAATCTTAAAAAACGTTTATCTATAAGAGATATCTTCATCGCCATAAACACAACAGAACACCTAAAATACATCTTCAATTCTTTGAACGTGAAATTTTTAGGTACCGGCGTCGTCCCTTCTGTTCAACACGACCTATACAACGACAAGAGTATAAGGAAAAAAAATATAATAAAACAAATTAGAAAATATCAACACAGTAGCTCCCTAATCTTCTCAAAAACTCCTTTTGAAAGAATAGTAAGAAATAAAGTGCTATCATACTCTGAAAATATAAAAATTTCTAAGGAAGTTTTTAATATTCTTCAAACTTATATTGAACAAAAATTAACAGATTTCTTTAAAAAGGTATTCTTAATAATTTCTGCTAATGGAAGAATTAAAGCCGTATCTAACGACTTATACCTCGTATGTTCACTGGAAAATATAAATATTGAAAGACGTGATATAGAACTCTTATCTCTTGCTTCTAATCTAGAAGATACTGACTTAGAAAGTAATATTGATAATGATTCTAATGTTGATTATGAAACCGATTCAGAAAATGATTCTGATTGATTTTCATTATTAAATTATAAAAAATTTAATAATTTACTTTTGACAAAAAATCTGAGATACAGAACAAAAAAAACACAAAAAAAGACGCAGAATTTTTTTGTGTTTTTTTTGTTCTGTATAGGTTAAAATTATATCATTTTCTAATAATGATATGCTAATGATATGCTAATGATATGCTAATGATATGCTAATGATATGCTAATGATATGCTAATGATATGCTAATGATATGCTAATGATATACTAATGATATTATATTAAAAATACAATTTAATATATTAAATATTATAAATTAAATAATGACTGAACAAGAGTATATATGCGAATTTTGTGGAAAAGAATTTGAAAGTTCAAAAAAATTAAATATTCATAAAAGTTCTAATGCTGAATGTTTGAAAAAAAGAGGAATATATAAAAAAATTTACAATTGTGAATTTTGTAATAAAGAATATACTTCTAAAAACGCCCTAGCAACTCATGTTAAAACAAAAAAGTGTTTACAAATAAAGATACCTTTAAAAAAACAAATAATTGAATTAGAAAATATTATTGAATCAAAAGATGAAGAAATAAAAAAATTAAAAATAAAAATAGATGTTTTAACAGAAATACAAACAAAATTAATCAATATAAATAGTAACAAATTTATTCAATAGAAAAACAAACAAATTTGTTTATAATAAAAAAAATTTGTTTATTATTATCTTTTCATATATAAATAATTAAGTATGAAAGAAAAATATCTTTGTGAATTTTGTGATAGTTATTTTAGTCGCAGTACAGTTTTAAGTAATCATCAAAAAAGTAATAAAAAATGTCTAAAACTTCAAGGCAAAACATGTACTGAAATTTTTTCTTGTAAATTTTGTGATAAATCTTTTAGTATAAAAGGTAATAAAAATAGACATGAAAAATCTTGCAAGAGTAATACAATAATATACAAACCAGAATTAGATTCAGATGAGGAGTATTTAACCTCGGAAGATGAAGAAGAAATTACAGATAAAGATGAGTATATAAAAGAGTTAAAAAATCAAATAAATATGATAACAATATTAAATCAAAACTTAATAAAAGATAAGAGAAGTTTAGAAAATAGAAATGTTGATAGAATAACTTTTTTAGAAAATAGAATTGAAGAATTAGATAAAGAATTAACTACAGAAGAAGAAAAAAATGAAAGACTAATTGAACAGATAAAGTCACTTCAAGAAGACAATAAGACACTAATCTTATATTATCAAAAAGAGATAAAGAAAAAAGATAAAAAAATTCAAAAACGAGATAAAGAAATCAATAAACTAACAATTAAGAATTACCAAACAGAGCTCAGTCATAAAACATTAACCATAGAGAACCTATATCTGAAAGACGATAAAAATTTACCACTAAAAGCATCTAATAATAAACTACCAGAATTTAATAAACAAAACTGTGTTTTCGACAATAAAAGACTTGAAGAATGTATGAAAAAAATAACAATAGACGATCTTTATAATCCATTTAAATCTATAACTAAAAAAATATTCAAATTTTTATTATTAGATACAAAAAATCAACTCATATACGTTAGTACAGACCCTAATAGGCATAATTATATGTATTATGATAAGCATGGTAGAAAACAAAGAGATATGGGAGGAAATCAATTATCATTATTTATTCAACCGGAATTGCATAAAAGATTAGTTGTATTAAAACAAGATTTTATTAAAGATAAAGGAAGTGAAGATTTTGACCATTATATAAAACCGATATTAGATATTCAAAGTTTGAGTGATAAAAATACAATGAATCGTTTCTTTAGAGAAATTGATAAATTGATATTAGGTCATGTCAATGATATTGTTAATAAAGAGAACGCTCAACAGAATACTCAGGAAAATACTGATGAGAATTCTCAACATAATAGTCAAGAGATTAGTCAGGAGAATAGTGAGGAGAATAGCGAGGAAAATAGTCAGGAGGATATACAAGAGAACAATGAGGAGGATACACAGGAGGATAATGAAGATATACATGATACAATACAGTTCCGAGAGGAACAAGAGAATAATGAAGAAAACATAGAATACGAAGATAGTGATGATGATAGTGATGATGATGGTGAATATCTAACATCTAGTCAAAAGTATGAAAGAAGAATGGGTTTTGATAAAATTGACTATACTACACCTCTTCCAGAGTCATACTATGAAGAATTCAAAAGAAAATTTTGTCCTGGATATGAAAATCCTGAAAATAATGGATAATAATGTATTTAAGATATAAAAAATATACTATAAAAATGGAAGAGATTAGATATGCTGTACTACAAGAAATGAATACTGAAGAGTTAGAATCCTGGTTAACTTTTATCAAAATTAACGGAAATGAAGAAAATTTAAATAAACTACAAAAACAACTTGAAAGTGTAGATTTTCAACTAGATGAAGATTTAGATTATCATCAAAGTGCTTTTGATCTTGAGATTGAGCGTAATGTTTCAGAAAAAACTGCTAAGGAGATGTCTAAACTTGACTTGAATGCCTATTTACCACATAGAAAGTTTGATGGAGTTTTACAAGAGATTGACTTAAATTTAAAAGATATGGATGGAGCTAGTGAAAATAAGAAAGAGAAAATTAATGATAAGAATATTGCCAGAGTAAACAAGATTTTATCGTTTGGTCAAATTGAAAACTTTATTGATCAAGAAGATATTGATTCAGATGGTGAATATGGTCCTAGATCTGATGAAGACAGTTCCGATGATAGTGATTCAGATAGTTCCGACAGTTCCGATGATAGTGATTCCGATAGCGAAACGGAAAAAGATTTAAAACAAAAGACTAAGGTAAGATTGCCAGGAGGAACAGATAAGCCTAGATTTGCTAAAAAGGCGCAAAGAAGAAACAGAAGGTAATAAAATTTATTTAGTTTAAACTAAATAAATTTATCTAGCAAGTATAGTTTCAGCGGAAGGGATATGAGTATTAAATCTATTGCCTACATTTTTAAAGGCAGATTTAGAGATATCGTTCTTTTTAGAGACTAACTTGACTTCATTGTTATTGGAGTAATCGTAGCTTGTCATTTTACCGGAGTTGTGTAAAAACTGTGAAGAAGATAAAGTAGGTAAAATCTTTTTAGATCTTGCGAATTGAGAGACAGTTTCACCTTTTCCAGTTAATTTAGTTTGAGTATTAGCTAGTGGCATATTTCTGTTGAATTCAATTTGGTATTGTTTATCTACAGCTTTTTTATGAATATTTAAGCTTTTGCTGGCATTGGCTTGGTGAGCTGGTAATAATTTTTTAAGATTCAAGTCTTTGTGAATGTATTCTTCATTTTTTGATTTAGACAAGGGAGCGTCAAAGTTTATGTTGACGGCGTTTTTTGTAGAGATATTTAAGTTAGTAGTTATGTTAGAAGAAAACTGTTTTTTCTCAGATTTGTTAGTAATTACTTCAGAAACGTTTGAGTCTTGAATGTATTTATCAGTTTTCTTGTTATAATTTTGAGATTTTGTGACGTTAGAAATAGATTTATTTGGAGTAGCAGACATATTTTTCTTGTCGTATAATACGGATCTTTTAGGTTTTACGACTACGAGATCAGCGATATTTCTAGTACCTTTACCAGATTTACCTATAACCTTGATAGGATTTTTAATAACGTTTTTAACTTCATAATTTTCAATAATTGGAGACTGTATGTTTAAAGTTTTAGTAGCTTTTACGTTATTATTTATTACCTTTTTCAAATTTCTTGAAACGTCAATATTTTGATCTACTCTTGATTTTGTATAATCAACTTTAGATCTGACAATAAAATTATTTACAACCTTATGTTTAGGAACTCTTGATATAGGTAATAGATCTTCTTGTCTATCTACAGGAGGTCTAAACAACATCTTATTACCTAAAGAATAAGGAGTTCTTGAAGACTGATTAATAGTGATAGGATTTATCATTGAACCAGATCTTTGACCGCCGTTATTTCCGTAATTATTATAAGATACGTTTACCATAGGGTTAACACCTCTAGCGTATTGAGTTAACACCTCAGCGATTCTGTCACCGGAATCGTCAATACTTTGTGTTATATCGCTATTTACACCAACCATATCTTTCTTTTTAGTATGAATACTTTTAGGGGGGTCTTTTATAATATTCATTGAACCCATACCACCTTCCACTGAAGGAAGGGTAGATTTACCGTAACTTCTTAATCCTGAATATGATATAGTCATTTTTAGTACCGTTTTATTATACCGAATTATATATTTTTAAGGTAATTTTTTTCTGTTGTGAGATAAATGAAAAAAAATATAATTATTTTTTTATGTATTTTACTGTTAGTTATAATTATTGGAATATTATTAGTTTACTTTTACCATACAAAATATCCTCCAAAAGATATTGTAAAACTTGTGAACACCTATTCTAAAAATCCTCTTGTAGATGATCAAAATACATGTATAATAAGTTTAAACTATACAAAATCGTTAAGAGATGTTATTACGAGTATAGTTGAGCAAGATATGAGAGTTCATACGATATATGTAAATAAAAATAATGTAGAGATATCTAAAAAAGAAGAATGGATAAATATATTGGAAGATATGAATGTTATAAAACTACATAACAATGAAAAAGATTTTGGGAAGTTAAATAATATAATACCCACAGTAGGAAAACAAAAGAAATCCAATACAGTGATATTATTTTTAAAAGATAACTTTATGTTGCCAACAAAAAACTTTAGTAGAAATTATTTCAAAAACTACATTAAAAACACAAATAATAATATTGTTTATTGTATAAGATCAACATTAACAAATAATATATCTAAACCAGATAATTCCGCGTGTCAAGATATATCTGATTGTAGTATTATGACCTATATAGATAATATAAACATAGATATAATTTTAAAGAATGAAAAGATAATTGATGAGTGTCCTGTAAAAAAAATATTGAAAAAAGATATCGATATTAAATTTATAAATTTATAATTTTAAAAATTATAAATTTCAAATAGAGATCATGGAGACATTTACTTTAAAATCGGTAATATTTCCATAATAAGATTCAAAAGTAGTAGGTTGAAAATTGCTATCATATTTATAAAAAAATGTTTTACCTTCTTTATTTCTCTTTTTATCTCTTATATCTACCTTGTCTATATACTGTTCATAAATACTGTTTATAAAATTAGTATCAACTATGGGTAATACGACGACACCTTCATATTCTTTTCTTTTACCAGAGATGTCTACAAAAAACTTTTCAGGATAGTATTTTTTGATAGGAGAACTATCGTGAAGGAGTAAATTATTTAAAGGTTTTGGTATAAGATAAGCGCTTTTTGGAGGAAGAACAAATAGAAGCTGTTGGAAAGGAAGATTTGGACGATTTTGTACAAAAGGTTTAAATTTGTAAGTTTTTAAATGTTTAGATAAATGATGCGCAAAAGGAGCATAATGATATTTATATTGCCATTTCCAATCAGGAACTCCTTTTGTATAATATGAGAGTACCCAATTCATTCCTTCTATATAAGAATGACAAATATTTTCTATAGAAGGAATCTCATGAGTATTTTCATGAGTATTTTCATGAGTATCTTCACGAACGGATTCGTCGAGCAGAGCTCGCCTTCTCGTCGAGCGAGCTCGCCTCGCGAAGATCTGCGAGAAGTTCACTCCGATAGTATCTGAATAGTTATGTGAAAATTTATGAGTGTAGTAAAGACCTCTATATAAGTCTATGTCAACTTCAAAATTATCGTCTTTTCTTTCACTACACTCTTCTAAAATTTCGTCCTTAAAATAAGCGATACCGCTGTTTAATTTTTCTTCTATCATAATTTTTTCAAAACCGCCGAGAGTAGCTAAGAAAATTTTCATAGAAGATTTTACTATGATTACATTACCGTCTTTAATTTTAGTTAGGTGGCCATAAGAGCTACAAACTTCTTTATATATGAATATCATCATGTCTAGACCTCTGTTCCAAACTTCTATACTAGGCATTTGAGGTAAAAAGTCGTTACCGATAAGAAAAGATATTAAGATAAAATCATTTAACATATAATTTCTTTTAAATTTTTTATCAGAAACTCCCCAATGCATCATATCTTCTAGTTTGTTTTGAGCGTAACCTATATCAATTAAAAAGAATTCATTATTATCGTCAAATTGATCTTCTCGAAGTAAATAAATTTTATCAAGACCAGTTGCTAGACATAACATGATAAGATCAGAATCAAGGCCGTGGATGCAGTAAGACTCGTCTCTTAAATTTAATTTCCTGATGTAATTGAAAAGTTTGCTTTCGCCTTCGCCAGGAACTTTTTCGTTAGAAAAGATTATTTCCAGATTTTTCCATTTTGTGTCAGTATTTAGTTTATTTTTTATGTACCAGTCTATGTATTTAGTTAGATGGTCCATGAATAGTGTTCCTGGAGTAATACTGTTTTGATCAAAAGGAGAATCGTTATTTTCATTTTCCATAGCACTTTTAAATCTTCTCTGTCTTTGTTGTTTTTGTTTTGCTTGAGGAGCAATACCATCTACAGCTATAAATATTCTCTTTTTAGGACCTACTACATCAACTAATTTTACTATAGTTTCGCAAACATCTTTATAAACGAGTTTTTTAAGGTCGTTATTGTGAATAGAATTATTTGAAAGTTTTTTAATACCGTATTTACTGCTTCTTAATAGTCTTTTAGGTTCTTTGTAAGCACCGTATTTAAAAATTTTTTGTGCACTTACGTGAAATATACCGTTAGCATCTATAAAAAAATTATCTATATTTATAGTGTCAGATCCAATGATTGACTCATCGATATCGTGTAATTTTATAGAATCTATATTTTGATTCTTTTTGAGACTATATATACCATCTTTCATGGTATCTTTAAACCAAGGAAAAAATCTATGAATTCCCATATTTAATTATTTAATTTGTATAATTATATCTTTTGATCAATTTAAATTCATTTTTGTTTTATGTTTTAAAGAATAAAATATTGAAAATTAAATAAAATGGAGAGATATAGAGAAACAAATAATTTAAATGAAAGAATTTCTCAATTTTTAAACGAAGTTGAATTTAATTATCCACTTCATGTAAAAAAGTTAACCAATATGCTAAACTCATCAACTCCTGATTTTAAGCCTGTAAAAATGAAGACAGTTTCTAGATTTCTTCAAAAAAACACCGATAAATATAGAGTAGTAAAACCTGAAGAAGTAGGATCTAATAAATTTAAGGTAAATGTATGGACTCGTCGGACGCAGTCCGACTCATTGGAGGTCGTCTCGTGAGGAAAACTTGTTCCGAGAGTATAATTTTTAAATTTTTTCAAATAAATTTAAAAATCAAAATAATTTAAAGTCTCATGGGAACAACTCTGCGACAACCAACTACGTAAAGTACAGCAAAAGCTACAACCGAGAATACAACAGCATGTACACGTGC